TTCTCATCAGCATCTTTAAGTTCTGCTTTGTCATATGGGGTTAACATATCTTTAAACTTCCCTGCGATTTTGTCGTTCATCTACTTTGTCCCTTTCTTTGTTGTGACAATTTTTACATAGCCAACCACTTTTATTACGTCCACCATAGTAACCAACTGGTTTAAATTCATTGCAAGTTTTGCAATAGATTCTTGGTTCAGTCATCTTGCTCCATGCCGTACTCTTCTTTTAACTCTTCAATAAACTCTGACCACATAACGATTGGGGTTTGCTCTCCAACATACGCACCCTCTATATTAAATTCAATATATTCAAGAGCCTCGTCTGCTGTCATACCATCTCGTGCAATTAAAATTGCAACAATTTTTTCGCCAGAATATACAAGCCGATCTTCTTGCCGACCTGTGCTATCCCAGATACATGAACGACCGATCAGGGCTTTGTCCAATCCGTCCATTTTAATTAAAGTTGTCACTAGGCACTCCTCTTTAAATAAGATTGAGACGTGCGATTAATACAACTATTACATTGAAAACGTTTTACCCTACCTCTAAGAATAAATTTACCAACCTCTGGTTTCTTATACTGTTGGCAAGACTGACACCATTTTTTTAAATCCATTATCTTGGCTTCCCATCAAGCGTTTCCCAATGCAATCGCTCACATTCATACCGTAGTTGTTCATATGTCATATCATATTCTGCTTTACCTACCGTATAGCCATCATCACGACCTACTTGATATGCAACTTGCCAATGATCTTTTAATTGAATAACGCTCATCTCTGTAAAAAAAAGAATTATTAATGCTCCAAAAACAAAAGATAATATATGTGTCACTTTCCTTCCTCTCTTTCTATTAACTTGTTTAAATACCACTGTGCTTTTTTCAAGTCTTCTAACCTATCGCCTTTACTACCTGCCCTGCTTATATATTTAATTACATTTCCTCTCAGGTACGCTCTAAATCCGTACCCTGTAAGCTTTGCTTCTATGAAATCTATGGTTTCTATACCGCCTTCTGTGTAATGCTTAGGGCTGTTTACCATATCAACCATAGACCCCCCTTCCGTTATGTTCACAATCAACAACGGGGCAGTAATTTTTGCATGTAAAATTAGGGCTTGGGTTCCACACTCCAATTTCAAAAGCCTTCTCTAACCTTTCAGTTTCAGGAGCAAACTTACTCCACAACTCTGGTATTTGTGATCGCACGTATTTCGTATTTACTAAATCGCCTGAGACTACAAACACTAAACCTGCCTTTATATAGTTTATTTTAGGGAAATGTTTAAATGTAGCTATAGATAATATTTCTAATTGCTTAGTGTCTGCGTACCTAGCACTTTTCCCGGTCTTATAATCTACAACATAAGCGTTGTCGTCGTCAATAATTATTAAATCTGCAATGCCTCTCCACCAATATTCTTTATCCTTAAACCCACAAGGTTCTAATTCTTTAGTAAGTCCCATTTCATGCTCACAAAGTTTATCCCCCTCCATATTTTTAAATATATCTAAGTAAGGAGTTAAAAAACTAAATCTGGACGGTATTGTAGTATCGTCACGTATGTAATCCTCAGCTACTCTATGCGCTTCTTTACCATAGATCAAAGCATGGCTTGACTCTTGTTTAATGTCCTTTTCTACCCTAAGCCTGTAATACTTTCTAGGGCATTGTTGGAACAAAGTTAAAGCAGAATAGGACCATTTAGCCATAGGATTTTCCATATTCAGTTTCACAATTTAATGGTAAATCTTGACACCAACTAGGCTTCCATTTCATACACTCAGTAACATAATCTATTGCTTCTTCAACTTCTTCCTCTTTTACAATACAAGCTACAGCATCGTGTACTGTTAGCACTACTTTATATTTTTTAGCTACACGTAACATTTGCTCGCCTATAACACATCTAGCAACGGCTTGGCATATGTTCTCTACCACCTTCCCCCCGTATATATTTATTCGGTCTTTTTTGCTTTTGTAAGAAAAAGAACTGTTGCCTGTATGGTCTTGTTCTTTTTTTAAGTCTGGGTATTTTAACAACATACCGTTTGGTAAATAAAAACCCATGTCAGGTATTACACTTAAAGCTTGAGTTTGTTTAGTTAATTCTACGTATTTACCTTTTATTATTGCTTCTAAGCTTGTTTGCGCTTTTTTCCAAAAGTTAGGTATAGCAGAATATACGCTCCTGTATGTATGAATTATGGCTTTGCACTCCTCTATGTCTAAATCCTTACCAAAAGCTTTTAATTGAATAGAAAACTTCATAGCCCCCATACCATAACCACAACCCAATATTGTAGTCTTGCCTACGAACCTTTGCTCACTTGTTATATCCTCTACTGGCCTATTGTATATCTTAGAAGCCATTATCTTATATACATCATCCCCATTTGCAAACGCATCTACCAAATCTTGTTGGCCTGATAACCAAGCTAATACCCTAGCCTCTATTTGTGAAGAATCTGAGTTAACTAATACAAAACCCTCCGGGGCTTGAATAGCTTGTTTTAACACAGACTTTCTTGGAATATTTTGTAGGTTTACATTGTCCGTCCCGCCCCACCTTCCTGTGTGAGCCGCATAGTATCTTAAAGGGACAGGAAGGCTACCACGATTGTGTATGTCAATAAATCTCTGAGTTCTTGTCTCTTCCAACGTGGATTTTGTTCCAAGCCTAGCCGCAACTAAAGCTTGTACTTTTTTATCTGGATGTTCTTGGAGTTGTTTTAAACCCTCATCAGTCTTTGAAAAGGCAAAGGTTTCCTTCCCAGTCCTAGGACTAATTTTCATAGGGGGTACCACCCCCAAGGACTTAAGTTTCTCAGCGAACTTAGGGTTGGACATCAAAGTGTCTTTGTCTGCCACGCAAGCGTTAAGCAACTTTTCTTTTTCAGAAATAACATTAAAGGAATGGTTTTCTAATAAAGCTAAATTAAGATCAAGAACTGGTTGGGTAAACATAGAGAGCGTAAGATCAATTAACCTATATTCAACCGCAGGAAAGCCATCAGACATAATCTCAAACAGTTTCTTAGTTAGTCTTACGTCATTTTTGCAATACTCTCCGTAAGCCTGTAGTTCTTCTTCAGTAAAGTCAACTAGCCTTTTACCAAGGGCGTCGAGGACTTCGGTTCCTTTTTCTCCAATATTGTAGAACTCGGAAAGCTTTTTGAGGCTTCCTCCCACTTCCGTACCATGCAAAGCCCTTGCCATGCTAAGAGTGTCAAGCAACCCCCTAGGACGAATATTAAATTTCCAAGAAAGGATAGCGGCATCAAACATAGTGTTATGAGCGAGACAAAAACTTTCTGACCATCTATATGACAAGAGAACTTTTTGGAGGTAGGTAAAATCTCCTGAGTACCACTTTTCCTTTGCGTCTCCTTGCTTGATACAAAACCCAATGACTTCAAATCTTTCATCTCGTATATACTCCTCAGTCGTAAGTTTAGAAAAACCAAATTTCTTATCGTAATACGTCTCGAAATCTATTGTTAATATTTCCATTGTTCCCTTTTATTTTTATAGTTATAAAAAACTGGTCAGACTTTTTAACCCCTTCCCCCACAATGAGTTTTTGTTGGTTTTGCGAATATATTATGCACATCTATTTTATTTGACATACCACTTATACGTGGGTTATGTACATTTTTTATATAAAACCTTATTTTAGCTTCCCCTTTCTTCGCATCTTTTTTGTAAACCCGATCTAAAAAATCATCTTCTACCATTCTCTTTAGTAGGTTCCTAAGACTTGGGGGGTGCATATTTAACTTCTTAGATAGTTCGGGAACACTCCACCCCAGTACAGTTGGGTTGTCGGTCAAATATGCTTTAAGTTCTAAATACCTATGATTGTGTCTACCCATTACGTAACCCCTCCATAAGTGCGCAGAGGTTCTCTATGCTATCTTCGTTAATTACACAAACGTACCCTCCTGCTAAAGCTATATCTCTAAGTTCTTTTTCTTGTAGCTTGGTAGGTTTGTTATTACCTGCTTTACATTCAATCGCAATGAATGTTCCTTTATAGCAAGCAATGATATCTGGTATACCTGAACGTCCATAACCTCCTGTTTGAGGTGAGAACTGATAAGCACCATACTCTTTGAGTATTCGCTTTACTTTATTTTTTACATTCGCTTCAGGTGTTGGCATATTCTACTCTACATTACGACAGATACCTTTAGACTAGCACAGCCAAAAATGTAAATCAAGAATAAAAAAGGGACACATTGCAGATTATGCAACATGTCCCTCGTAAAACTACAGTTGTTTAAAATTTACACTAAATCATCTAAACTATTCTCAGATATATAGTAAAAACCTTTATTGTCATTTCGACTTAGATTAACCCCTAAGTTTTGCACAGCTTCTTGAAAGTTAGCCATCTTAAGGGCTACAAGTTTTGCTCGCACAGCTTCTGGTAATTCATCAAAGTCTTTTGTTGAGCATGCAAGGTCTTCAGTATTTGCCACATGCACTACTTCGTAAGTACCATCTGTCTCCTCACAAACAAAAAAGCCTTTGTTTGTTCTCATTTCAGTATGCAGATCTTGTACTATTTCTTGGCTCTTAAAAGCTTTTTGAAATTTATCTTTAGTTTCTTCTGAGAAACAAGTTCTAATGTCTTTAAGACTTACATCTTTCCCTAAAAAATAAAGCACCATGCTTGTTTTGTAATCTAAGAAAGCATTAGCTTTAACATCACCCATAAGCGAGTCATAAGTAACACTTCGCTTATGCCTATCTAATAAAGCATCAAAAGCCCCTAAACAATTAGCTGCAAGATTTACCGCAATACCTTCAGAGGGTGTTGGTTTAAATATTCTAACGCACTCCTTAAGCACAGGTCTCATGTTAAATGATTCCTTTCTGTTGCGGGGTTTCCTACTATTTGATATCTCCTCTGATCTAACGGAATAGAGTGGGGACTTAGTGCCAGAATAGCTTGTATTGGGCTTTCTCTTTTCATACCTCCCATAATATATAGTGCCTTGATATTCGTACCCTATAAGACAATCAGCATGCCTATAGTATTCGGTAAATGACCCATCATCATAAGCCCTAGTGCTTTCCTTACATACAAACCTTATGTTAGGCACATGCTTATCTAACGCCTCCATTAGTTTAGTAAGTTCGTCGACTATGGGGAGTTTCAAATCTTTTTTCTTTACATTCATACTTCACTCTCCTTGTGTGATTCAAGTATTTCGACGATATTATCTATACAATCTTTTAGCGTAATAGATGTTCCGTCATTATCTTTTGGTTTATCCGCAATTTTTTTAAAATCAAAAGACTTTTGAATGTCATACGCATCGCATAGTGCATCACTAATACTCATGCTTGCTCTCCTTTTCTTCTACGTACACTTCTTGTGGACGTTGTTATTGATGCTAGCTTTCCTCCAACTAACAGGTTGTTAGGTTTAAATGCTTTCCAAATTAAACTCAATGTGAAAAATACAAACCCTCCAACTAACATAAGTTGAACCACATCTTGATAGTTAAAATAAGTCGTGGCATCTGCACCTTCTGGTAAGTAGTAGTCCAATGGCTTTACCCAATGGACGAACTGACTTGTTAATAAAAATGTAGACACACCTACACATACCAATAAAATAAAACAGTTTCCTTTACTCATCTTCACTTCCCTTTCTTTGATAACTGACTTGCATAAAAGTTATTTAACACTTTGCCCAAGGCATGCCACCCACGTTCTTGTACTAGACGTGCAAGGCGTACCACTTCTTTATCTTCTGGAATAGAAGCTTTTTTGTTATTGTTCATGTTCCCTCTCGGTTTAGTTAAATTTAGATAGAATGTCGTCTACGCCCTTCTTTACTTCCAGACGAACAGGTCGAAAATCACGTAGGTCTTGAGCATCAGTTACATCTTTAAGTGTTAGCTCTAAGCTCTGTCTTGCTTGCTCTAGCTTAGGATCATTGTTGATGTTCAAATGCTTCAGAGAGTTTGTGAGTTCAACCGCATTGTGCAACAAAGAATCTCGGAATAATTTCTTATCCCCATCAGAGTTTTTATCCGCCAACTTATCACTCATGTTTGCGAGGTTCTTATGCAGTCTTTCCCATGCAGTCTGCATAGCTGTACCTACTCGATTACTTAGGTCATGGTCGAACTGCTTTTGTAGTTCTTGCATAGCTTGTTCTCCCACATCAACACGAAAGTCTCCC